AATTATTTTTGGAGAGCAATTTAGAATCACAATTGGGAATAAAAATAAAGTTAAAGTTCCCAGCAAGCATAGAACCAGAATTAATTCAAGACGAGAAAAAAGATTCAAAAATAAATGAATCAGTAGGTTTAAAAGATGGTGGATAAATTGAAGCAGCCTGAAAGTAGAGTGATCATTGCAGCAATATTAGCAATCATGGTCATTGAAATTTTTGCATTATTAAAAGGTTTCAATGGAGTTTTATTAACCATGGTAGTTGGAGTTTTAGCTGCATTGGGTGGTTGGGTAGCTCCTCAATTAAAATTACAAAAATAATGGAGGCAAATAAAATGGATGAAGAAAAGAAAACAGAAGAGACTCCAGAAGATTCTGGAGATTCTGAAGAAAAAGGGGCTGATGATGCCCCTGATTCTACAAAAAAGGTAGGGTCAAAAGAGCAAACAGCCCTAAAGAATGCAGGTAATTTTCCAAAATTAGAAGAAGCAAAAAAGATCATGTCTGATATGGACAAGAAAAAAGAAGATCTAATTAAAGTAGGTCAAGATGTTGAGAGAAAAATAAAAGAATTAGATGAAAAGATGGCAGAAGCTGCAGTATATGGATCTGCATTAGCAGGACAATACGAGACTAAAGAAGAGAAACAAAAAAAAGCTGCAATGAGTTTAGTTGAAGGAACAGGATTAAATCCTTTTGCAGAATGATATTTATAAAAAAGAAATGTAAAAAGTGTGGAGAAATTAGAAAATTTCTAAAAGATTCTGATAGAGATAAAGCAGGAATTTGCGGTGAATGTTGGGATTGGGCTAATGATCCGTGAGTGAGCAAAAGTTTAAATATATATTTAAATAAGAATTTCTGATAAAAATGGCAAATGAAGCTGTAATAATAGAATTATTTAATGGTGGAAGACCAATTCAATTTACTTGTGCAGATGGCACAGGAATTGAAAAGGGCACAATTATGGAGCTAACAGATCCAAGAACTGTAATAGCAAATGCAAATGATAATGCTCCAGTCGTAGGTATAGCCGCAGCAGAAAAAGTTGCAAATGATGGATCTACAACTATAGCTGTATATACAGATGGAATTTTTGATTGTTTAACAGATGCTGGAACCGATAATGCTGGAGCAATGTTGGCTAATTCAGCTACAGCAAACACATTGCAGACAGCAGATGCAGCAGATCTATTACAAGGTAGTGTTTTAGGTAAACTTTTAGAAACAGCAGGCAACGCAGAAGTTGCAGCAGTCAGGGTGAATTTATAAAATGGCAGATAGCGTAGGAATGGCGGACTTAAGGGGAGAAAATGTTTCAGCAGTTGTGAAAGGTTTTGCTCTTCAAGAATATAAATTAAAACAATTATGTATGATCCAAAATAGCAATGCATGGACTGAGACTTATTATGCAGAAACTGCTGCAGATTTAACTGCAGGAGCAACTACTGATGTTAAAGGTATTGCAAGATTAGCTAATTTTCCTTATGGTGAAGTAACTTGGACAGAAACAAGTGGAAGAAATTTAAAGCATGGTATTGAAGGAGTGATCTCCTGGGAAGATGCTAAGACAAATGCTGTTGATGTTATTGCAAGAACATTATTAAGAATTGCTAGAGCAGTAGCAAAAAGTGTTGATGATGAGATAGCAGCAGCAATATTAGCAAATGCAGGAAATACTCAAGCAGCAAATGCAACTTGGAATAATGCAACTGTTGCTGATAGAGATCCTGTGCAGGATATTTTGAACGCTAAATCTTTAATAGAAATAGACAACTATGATCCTAATAAAAATGGATATTTGATTCTACATCCAACTAATTTTGCAGAATTACTAGGAAATGCAAATGTTAGAAACGCAGGACAATTCTATACTGATGATGTAACTAGGAATGGAATTGTTGGGAAGATATGCGGATTAACAATAATTTCAACAAATTCTGTAACAGAAGGCGGAGCTCAGGTTGTAGTAGCTAAAGAAGCATGCACCTGGAAGTCTGTTGTTGGATTAACAGTAGCAACTATTGAAGACCCTGGAGTAAAATTCACAATTAGAGCTTATGAAGTCGGGCAGATTCAAGTAGTGAATGCAAATGCAATTTGTAAGATCACAGGTATTTAAAAATGGTAGCTGGAGATGTTACAATCTTAGGACCATATGCCTGTAATTCAACAGGCATGGGAGCTATGGAGACAGCCTTAGAAGCCTTAATACACACAGACGCAGCTTCAGATACAACATTTCCTATAACAAGTGCAAATGGTTTGGAATTTTGGATAGTTAATATAGAGGGTGCATAAAAATGTCAAAGAAAAACAGAAAAATGATGTATGATAAACTTGTAGCAGAAGGTAGATTAAGCCAAGACGATGGATCTTTGGTAAAAGAGTTTGGTGAACCTAAACCTGAGCCAAAGAAAAAGGAGAAGAAATAATGGGAGCTGATGTGATTAAAGTTTTGGCTGTAGAAGAATTTGCAAACACAGCAACAGGAAGTTTAAAAGATAGTATAGCTGCAGACATTAAATGTGATGCAAGAATACAAATTAGCTTTAATGGAACAACTTATTATCTACCGCTGTATGATACAGTAGTTTAAAATTATTTTTTCCTTTTTTAAAAATGGATGACAGCCATGACTTCTATTTAGAAGAGTTAATAAATAATTTAAATGAAATTGATGAAGATAAAAAGAAGATTAAATACATTATCAAAGATGGGATCTGGTTAAGGGAGAATTCTTTTGAAAGAATAAGTCTACCAGATTTAATAATTATTTATTATAATCATAATGGAAAACCAATAGAATTAAAAGGATCTAAATCTAAAAGAGCAAAAGCTATTTCTCAATTGAAATATGGAAAGATTTTTATAATGACAGAATTATTACATTATGTAGAATATGGCAAGATTGTTTATTATCATGCAGGATCATATGAATATGAATCTGTGCCATTGATGGGAAGGGTAAACTAATGCCAAGAGGAAGACCAAAAAAAATAGAGAATATGTTTAAGCCTGAGCGAGCAGCAAAAAGAGCTGGTGCTCAAAGAGGTGATGCTGGCTATGATAATCCAAGAGAAAACATAGATCCACAAATAAAAACCCAGGTTGTTTATTCTCAAGAAATAGAAGCAAAAAAAATAACAGGAACAGATGCATATATTACAAATTATTATGGTGGAGCAAATGGGAGTCAAAGATTATTAATGTATACTGGAGAGATTGCAGGAGAAGATCTTTATCTCTGGAATGCTCAAGGAACTTATGAGCAAAGAATGTGCATGATAGATTCTGGAGATATTGCAACCATGCATATAAGGTTTGAATTTACTGATGATAATTGGAGCACAAAAAACGAAACTTTATACATTTATGGGGATGGAGATTTAAAAGTTAAAGGACCAAATCCAACAATTACTTACGATGACACTTACACAGGAAGAACATATGATGGAACTTTTAAATATGAAGGGCACACAGCAAATCCAAGATTTATTTGGTATCCAAAAGGTGGAACTTATCCTGGATTTTATACTCAAGTCCAAAGCCTAGTTGGAACTGATGATTTATTATTCTTAGGTTATACAAATTCAGCAACAGGAAATTGGATTATTGATGCTTACAAATGCGATGATTTATATATTATTACCAGAAATAAGATGGGATCTGGAGACATTATTTTTGCTGCTGATGTAGCTTCAGATTGTTCTGATATAGCAACAAAAGAATATTTTAGGTGTGATGTTTCTGAAGGAAATACACTTTTTAATAAGCCTGTAAAAAATTTAGAAGTTGAAGGATATTTAAAAGGAGCTAGAGAATTATTAAACTTTGGACATTATCAGCCTTTAGCAGCAAGCAGATGGTTAAAAACTGCTGGTTTTGGTGCGTGTGATGATGGTAGAGGCTATTGCATGCTAAGAGCTGGAAGTGTTTTAGGCGTGAGCATTTGTTTTGAAGTAACAGCTCAAACTACAGCTGGAGATATTATAGTAAATGTGAATTGGTGGGATCCTTCTTCAGGAGATGCAATAGTTT